TAAAATCATGATATTGACTCCTTTATTTCTATGCGCTCATATCGATATAAATCGACCTCATAAACCCCTCTCGTCTCGAGCCATCGAGCCCAGCGCTCGGCGTGATCGTAATGCTGAGGCGCTAAGTCTTGAGCCCCGAAATTATTGTGTATATAAAACTCTCCGCCGTCGGCAAGTAAAGCGAGCGCGGCGTCGAGCGTGTCCTCGAGCTCATCGGGCGGAATATGCTCGATTACGTCGACCATAACGATCAGGTCGAATCTTTGACGACCATAAAGCGAGGTATTGAAAAGTCGGGCCGAGCATAAGTCGATCTCGAGCTCGTCTTTGTATCGATGATATAAAAAGTCGTTTAAGACTCCTGGTAATTCAAAAGAGGAGACCGCATTACGACCTTTGAGCCGCTCGATCTCGCCGCCCAGCCCCGCGCCGATAATCAGGACTCGTTTGTCCTCGACTTGCTCGAGCGGTCCGACGATCTTATGATACGTCGGCGAGACGTTCCAAGCAATTAAATTATACAGATACCCATTATTCGAATCGCCGTAAAACGATCGGACCTCGTCGGCGCTCTCCGGTTTGAGCTCGATCCAGCGCTCGCGCGGATACTGCGAGCCGCGCGCCGCTTTGGCGATTACGTCGTCGTAAGTCTCGCCGGTAAAATCGGCGACGAGCTCGACAAGATCAAAATAACCCTGCCAATAATCGACGATTCCGGATATCTTGAGATATTCCTGGTAAGTCTCCCAGCCCGAGACAATCCTCGAGATATGACCGCATTTTACTTTTGTTGTCGACCCGATCCGGAAACCGAGCGCGCTCGCGTTTTGACAAAAAACGCCGTCCTCGGATTGCCACCCATGCCTCGGATAATACGCCCAGTTAAACTCATCGATCGAGACGTCGGGCTCATTCTCGAGCATCGCCTCGAATACCTCCCGTCGGATCAAACAATTATGAAACCCGACCATCGCGGTATCCTCGGTATGGTTATCTTTCCATACAAGCGACTGAACCGTATCGCCGAGCGTGGTCGTCTTAAACCAGATCGCCTCGGGCGGCCATCCTCGCCGGGTATAGAATCCCTGAAAGATATCATAATCCCAGCCGTCCTCGAGCGAGCGGAGATCCTCGATATATCCGGATCCGCCCGACCAATCCGAGTCGATCAGACAAAGCGTATCGAGATCGGATTTTAAGAATACTCGGACCGCATCGTTAACCGCTTGATGAGCGACCCGGTCTTTTACGACGAGAAAAGCGTCGGTATCTCGGATCGATAAAGCGGCGTCGACGAGACGGTCGATCTTGCGATAAGCGCCCTCGTAATCGACGGGACCGCTCAAGCTCGTGATCTCTTTGATCTCTCGCAATATTTGAGCGATCTCTCTCCGCCCGTCCCTCAGCCCTCGGGCGATCAGGTTTGACCATTCTTGTACAAATTGAGACTCGACCGTTTTCTCGAGACGGGTTACGAGCATAATACGACCCCAGTCTCGGCGCTCTCGCTTTGGTCTTGATCCGTTATCGTTTGTCATAATCTTGCTCTCCCTTTTGTGAGCGGAGACGGGAGAGGGAGAGGGAGAGTTAACTCCGATCTCCCGCCTCCCGGCTCGGCTATAAATTCCCTTACGTTATTATGCGCCGTAAGGGTCCAGTTGAATCCATAATATCGCGGCGACGTCATTCGTATTCGTAGGAGCCATATCGGTAGAGCTCGCATAAGAGATACCGATCGCCTCGTCGGCCGAGAATGTCAATACGCCCGGGCGGATCGTCGCATAAGACTCCTGAGACTGCCCGGAGGTCGACCCGATTGTCGGATTCGGATATCCGGTTTGCGTAAATTCGGTCCCGTCTTTATGGGCTCGAAAAGCGATCGTCCCGGCGGTTACGGCGGCGGATAGTTGTACGGAGATCCCGACGACCGACCCGCTCGCTGGCATGGTTGCGAGCGTGTTAACGTAAGTCGCATCGGACAAAGTAAGATCGGTTACGGTCTGATTTGTGACCGCGTTGGCGACGCCATAAACGAGGGCGACGACCGACCCATGTTTTTCTGAGTTTAAGTAATCTTGACCCATGATTTTTTGACTCCTTGTGATCTTATTACCTGGCGCCCAGGTCCGAGCGCTCGGTTAATTGATTCGGATTGCTTAATAAGTGATCCCGTGTATCCCGGAGCAATGCAGCGAGGCGCGGCTTGCGCCGTCGTCTCGAGCGGCGATCCCGATCCGGAATGAGGCGACCATGTAATAAACTCGCTTTTTAATATCGCGATCGACCTCGATCATGATATTACGACGGAAACCGGGCATCCACATATCGCGGTTTACAAAGGCGATTTGTCCCTCGTCGTTACTCGCAGCGGTCGCGACGACGAAACCGTCGTCTCCGGCGAGCGGCATTGAGGCGGATACCACGATCGGGATCCCGTCGATCTTTGCGAGCTCTCCGGCAAGTATGACCGCGTTGGGACCGTATTTGTCGACGGTCCGGACGTTGGTCAAGCTCAAGAGAGAGACGAGATAGGTTTTAACGTTGGTAATCGCAGCGACCCGAGCCGGATCGACGGCGTATTTTCCCATACGGGCGATCCCGGCGCGCCATTCGGCGTCATCGAGCGTTGAGTTTACGTCGGTCGATTGTCCGGTCTGATCGACGAGATAATAGTGGCGGATCCCGTCTTTACCGGCGGTCAAGTAATATGAGTCAGTTGGCGGAGCGGCGTCGTTGAGATTGATATTACCGGTCGCAGCGGCGGTCGCGTCGGCGTTGAGACAAAAACCGTCGGCATATTCCGCGCCGGAGCGAGCGAGCTCAGATCGTACGCTAGGCATCATCGCGACGATCGAGTCCTCGTCGAGGTTGTAAGACCAGTCGACCTCGGCGATAAGCTCGGTCGAGGTCATCGTCGGTTTATAGGTCGTGATATCTTGCGCGCTGGGAGCCTCGCCCTCGACCGCTTTTCGCCATGTTACGGTCGACCAAGCGGGGATATCCCAGGGATCGGACGGCATTTGAACCGCGCCGCCCAGCGCCGGGATTACTTTGGATTGTAAGAAAAAGTCCTCCCAAAGCGAGTCGGCGAGCATCGTCGGCACAAACTCGTCGCCCGCGCTCGAGGTCGTCGAGCCCATCAGTTTAACGACGGTCTCTTGTAGCTCTTTAGAGGGCGGCTTGACATTTTGACGAGCGCTCGCGTCGCTCTTTGCGTACGCTTGAGAGAGAAAGTAATTTGCAAAAATTACATCGCTCGCCTTGCATCCGGCAAACTTACCGGTCGCGATAATATCGTCGTGCTGCTCAGTCGTGCCGAATAAGGTCCCTTTTCTTACGGGAGTATTCAGCGCGTCGAGTTTTTTCGAGATCTCTCCGAGATCGGCGGATAAGCGATCGATATCGAGCGTCGCTTTATCGTCGCGCTCTTTTACGACTGAGATTAGCTCGCTAAACTCTTGTAATGTTTTATCGAGTGTTACTTGATCGGTCATGATATTGACTCCTTTATAATTTTATTTAATTCGTTAAAAAATTCGGCGACCCGGACGCGCTCGCTCTCGTCGTTTGTTGGGTTATCGTTGATCGGCTCATCGTCGACCGGGTTGTCTTTGTGGTTGTCGGTAGATTCGCCTTGTACGGCGAGCGTACCGTCAATCTCTCTTATTTTACTAGCATCCTCGATATCTTGATCGGATTCGTCGATATCGTCGCTTAAATCGGCGTTTTTTGCGATTGTAGAGCTCTCTGTTAAATTTAACTCGTCGTCGTCGACGATTAATCCCTTATACGCCAGGCGGAGCGCCTCTTGATTAGCTGGGATCGGTACGAGCGACCATTCGAGCAATTCCCAGGATTTGTAATCGTAACCGCCGGTCTCATTCTCGACGTATTCGAGCGGTCGAAAACCGATCGAGGCGGTCTTGACGTATCCCTGAGACCATAAGAGCGAGATTACGTTCATCGGGTCGGATTCGTTGGCGGGATCTCGGAGCTCAAAGTCGACCGTAATCGAGGCGCTCGAGCGCTCGATCCCGAGGGTCCGACCGATCGTCGCCCAGGGATCGCGGTAATTATGACCCCATTGTACGACCGGGTTTTTTAAATAACTATCGAGGACCGCGCCGCTCGGGAATACTCGATCTTTGTCCCGGTCGATCGCGTCGGTATTAATCCGGATCCGCCCGCCGTTTTCTCTTTCCTCGATGATCTTAAAATTTGCAATAAATTTCTCAGTCATAATAATTTGACTCCTTTAAAATTCTACCTCGGCGATTTGTGTACAAAGACAGTTGATTACATTACCGGCGGATCCCTGAGGATCGCCCGGGTATCGTAAGAGCTCTCCGCCGACGTCGTACGATTCGTTAATCCGGACCGTTTGACCGTGAGCGTTGATATGCGCGTCTCGTGATCGGCTAGAGAGCGCCGATATCCAGGTCTTACCGGTTACGATCTCGCTTTGATCCCATGCAGCGACGTCGCCCGCGTTGCTCGTCGCGGTGAGCGTTGTCCGGGCGATCCGCTCGGTTTGATACTCCGACTTTTTGTCGCCGTAAAATTGCGATAAGCGCTCCATGATCGCCGGGATACTCTCGCCCTCGCGCTCGGCGCTCTCGAATAATTCGGTAAGCTCTAAAAAGGTCGTGTTCTGAGTCTTGCGAGCGTGTTCCTCGAGGATCTCTCGAATAGTGGCCAGGACCTCGGGCCGACCTTCAAAGTCGGCGAGATCGGCTCCCAAAGCATTGAGCGCGTCGATCTCGTCGTTTGCGACCGCAAATAATGTTACCGTTACGATATTCTCAAAGCGATCGATAAACTCGAGACGCCATTTATTTTGATCGAATATCGACGAGAGCGGCGGGAGCGGGACCGTCGGCTCTTTATAGCGCCCGCGCCCGAGCTCTTTACTCTCTCTCAGATTGCGCGAGATCTCGTTTTGTTGATCTTGCAAGTATTTTTTGAGCTCTCTTTTCATCTCAGCGACAAAGCGGTCGATCCGGATCGCTTTACGCTTGACAATAACCTCATGCTGCTTTGATCCGTATTCCGGCGCGCCTTTGGTCTTGAGCGCCCGGGTCGACTCTCTTTGGTCCGAGCGCGGGTCGTCGAGCGTCTCGCCGGTCTCGATCGCCTCGACTGGTACAAGCGAAAACGCGAGACCCAGCCGGAGAAAAGCGCTCGCCATATTGACCGGGACCCCTCGGCTCGCTAAGATATTGAGCATCTCGATCTTTCCGGAGACGTCCTCTTGTAAGACCGCGACGGTCGAGAGGTCGGTCATACACTTTTGATTATTTGTGATGATCCCATTTCGGCGACCGTATCGGGTCAAGACGTCGTCTCTGAATCGGATGATTGGATCGAGGGTTAATTCCCAAAGAGCCCGCACGTCGCCGTCGAGCTTTGTCGCCGTATCATAAGACTCCGCGCCCCAGCCCATAATCCCATCGGGTACGCCGTATATCGCGCCGATCTCGTCTCGAGAGACTTTCTTTTGCTCGAGCCATCCGAGATCAACGAGCGAAAAGTTAAACTCTTTAATGTCGGTTACGCCGCTCTCGAGGATGATCGGCTCAAAACGTCTCCCGGCTCCGTGTTCCTGCATGAGTTGAGCTTTGTACTCGGCGCGCTCGTCGGCGGTCAATCCCTCGGGAGCCATCAAAGCATAATCGGGTCGAGCGCCGCCCTCGTAAAAGTCGAGCGGATATCTTGACGAGTAGATATCGAGCTTGACGCCCAGTCGGGCGGCGGTAAGCGGCGCGATCCCTCGCCAAATATTGAGCGGATTGTAAAATTTAAAATGGATAAACTCGTCGGGCTCGAGCTTGTAATCGTCGCCGTCTCCGGGTTTGATCCGGTAAAATGCGACCTTACGATATCGGGACCCAGCGACGCCGCTCTCCGGTCGGACGTCAAACTCGCTCGGAGCGGTCGCCCAGATCTCGAGCGGATTATTACGGATCGCGCCGCGTGAGATCTCGAGACCATGCTCGCCGCCGAGCGCCATATCGACCGCCCAGGTCGACCAAAGGTCTGAGGCGCTCATCTCCGGATTCGGGTTTGCGAGTAGTGTCTCGTACGGATGATCGGAGAGCGTCTCGCTCTCGTCGCCGTTTTCCTCGACGATCTTGATCGGTTTATTGGCGATATTATCTTTCCAGATCCGGACCGCTTTTTGTACCCAAATATTCGAGATGAAATATCCCGAGTTTTGGATG